CTGCCATTGCTTAGCTGCAAGCCTTCGGGAACATTCAGGATGTCAGTGTGATCACCCATCTTTTTGAGAATCTTTAGGAACTCTTCGGCCCTGAAAAACCCACTTATCTCTGGGTTTGTTTCCACAGGTGCTATAATTGTGAACTGGTGGTTGTGACAAACCACCTTTCTGTCTTTAAAGCAGAACACATTAAAGTGATCGCTGTCTGGCTTTCCCACCGCTGCAATGCAGGTGTCCAATGTTTGTATAAATTGTTTCATCTTTCCTCAATATTTATTTACTATCACTGCTAAAACCACAATTCCCATGCTTATACTCCCAGTCTGGAAGAACAAACAAATGGAATCAAGCCAAGTCATTCTCTAAAACCACCTGGAAGTCTTTGTCCCCAAATACCCTTATAAATGCTTCGGGACTAAACAGCCATCCATTGACAAGTATCTTACCCAGGCCAATCTCAATGGTTCCTTTTGTACTCCTGTTTGAAAAAGGTATGCTGTCAAGTTTCTTTTCTCTCGCTGCTTCCATAATCTGTTTGAGTCTCATTTCTCTACCTCTATAAATGCTTCCATAAAAAGTGGAGGGTTTTTTGAACGTATGGATTCAGAGAAAATAAGCATCAATTTCCATACCTGGAATGTAAAATAACCGGGCATATCTTTTGATCTATGGCTTTCAACCATATCATTTCTTGTTTCAAGAAAAACACCATAATACTCATTTAGCACTTTTATACCAGAGTCCGTAAGTTTTACAAGCACATGGTCATTAAGATTAATTTTAGCTAGTCTCATAAATTCTATCCTCTCCTGTGTTTCTTTGTCATAAATTCATAATCTGGGTGTTTTTTATCTAATACTCTACATACAACTGAGATCAGTATTAGAAATATTACTGCTATTGTCAGAACGATTATTGCAAGTGTCATAAATAAAAGTTACCCTGTTTTTTACTCACATTGTTATTATACATTTATTTTCTACATACTGACAAATCTTTTTAACTTAGAGTCTAAATAAACTCTGCCTATGCTTCGATTCTCCAGAACAATCACTTCTTCTGTGGTCACGGGTTCATCTCTTTGAACCGTACTCATAATACGCATGACCCCCCTTGCCTTCTCTTCATCACTCTGGTTTAGTGTAATCAGCTTTGTGATGTGCCCTATCTTTCTCCAGTCCTCGGCTACATCGGTACTGCTCACAATTCCTTTCTTCGCGCTCTCCCTGTTGCTCTGGGAAGCCGTGATTACAGCAATGTTTCTCTTTTGAGCCATACCTCTAAGTTTCTTCCAGATGTCGTCAAGGTTGTGCCTGTTCTCATCCCTGGTATCGGCTTTCATAATGTCTGCATAGTCGATGATCACAACATCAGGTATGAAATTTTTATAATATTCCATGTTGCTTATGTGCTGAGTGATGTTACCAATGGTTGCCTGTCCCGATTCCAAACACAGGATTTCAAACTCACCTGTCCTTGATATACAGTTGAAGTTCTTCTGATGTCTCTGAATCATCTCAGGACTTGTGTCCACAGCTTTCCTGAATTGCTGCTCCTCATGTATCTGGAAATCATTGCCGTGCTTTACAAAACTTCGTATGGCTACCATACCATCCCTTCTCGGTGCACCTGTGAAGCATTGCCAAGCTCTACGGGTACACTGCTTCTCTACCATCTCAAGGCTTACAAACAAAACTTTCTTACCCTGTAGGAAGGCTTGCCATGCCATAAGAAGCAGCCAGAAAGACTTACCTCGCTTTGGTGGACCCATAACAGCTATAAAATCACCTCTGGTAATGGGACCTATCTGATCCCCAAGGTCTCCGGGCAACTTGAATAGTCTTTCATCAATGCTGTCAAAAGCCTCGGCTATTTTCTCATGGTCTTTGAAAAGAGACAGTGAGTCTCCGTTGTCTATTCTTATTTTGTTGAACTCAGCTATCAGGTTCTCACCTTGGGTAATTTTCTTGTTTGCAATCATATCATCAAGTTGATCCCTGAGTTTCTTGAGGGATTGCAGTTTGAAGTATATGATTGCATTTTCCAGGGAGTAGGTGATGTTGGTTATTTGCCAACGCTCGGAATCATGGCTGAGTGTTGTGAGGTATTCGGTAATAAGTTCCAGCTCGGACTCTTTCTTGATGAAGTCTTTTTTCTGGAAGTAGATTTCCTGAATGTTTCGCTGTGGGGCTTCTTTTGTCTTTGAGAAATACTCTTTAACCCATGAGCATATTGTTCTGGTGTAAGGGCTTTCAAACAGAAGCTCTGTGTTGATAGTGTTTAGTTTGCTGAGAAATTGAGTGTCTAGGATCATCTGGGAAAGGATCTTGCGTTCGTCACTAAGATCAATTCTTGTAATGTTTACCATATTATACCCTAAATTCCTCTTTATAAGGTTCCCAATTAGCTTGCTGGTTCTCATGTATGCAATTTGATGGAGTATCTTCTGAGCCATTGCAATTAACCATCATCAAAATACATGGGTGTTTTTCATTTGAACAGTTAATACATCTCCATGAACGTACTAAAATAGGAGCTATCTCTGCCATAATCCACTTCCTTTCTATATACAAATCTGTTTTAGGTTGCCCTCGATGATTTCTGCATCCACCCACATTGTAGGATTGCTATCAAACTGGTGTGTGTTCTTAGCCATCCACACCAGAGTCTCTTCCAACTTTTCCTTGATCTCCTCAAACTCTTTGTCTATCATATCAAGTATCTGTTGGGTTCCATAGGAAAGGTCTTCTTGCTCTGCTCGGAGTAAGTCCGTTAGTTGTTTGATTCTGTTCATACTTCCTCCTATCCATCAATTATTGGTATCTTTGTTTGCTTCAGACTCTCAAGACTCACCCACTTTTCTAATATTCCGGTCCCATAGGCTGTCATCTCACCAATGTCAAATATCTGCTTGGGGACATCACAGTAGTGCTCCAGGGGTGTACCTTCTCTGAAATACCTGTAATACCCATCTACTTGATATGCTTTGTCTGCAAGCTGGCCTCTGTACCACTGCACAAGGTTCTCTCTTTCAAAGGCAAGAACAACTACATGCTTCTCACCCAGTGTACCTCTGACCGGAGAAAGTGTGAGCATATAAACTTTTACTTCAGTTGTAGTCCTAGTTTCCATCAGTGGTCTCCTTCTTTTCTTCACACTCTTCATTCCATGTGATCAGGTCCAGTTTGTGCATGAAGAACATCAGTGATTCTATTTTCTCTTCAGGGCTCATACTCTCCCAAGCTGATTTGTTTATGCCAATTTGTCTTTGCATCATTTTGCTTTCTCCTTCAGTTTCAGCAGGAGGTCATCTTCCCCTGCTTGTTTTCCTTCTATGACTAGACTAAAATTCTTAATGCTCTCATCTACTATTTCCATCAGGTGCTCATCAATGGTATCGGGTCCAATAAGGTAGAATATGTCCACAGGGTTCTGCTGCCCCATTCTGTGTAACCTGGATTCGGCCTGATCGTGATCTGCTGCACTCCAGGCAAACTCTACAAAAGCAGTGGTGTCACAAACTTTCTGCAAACCATCAATTCCCACACCACCACTGACAATGTTCATTACAAGCAGGTTTACTTTATCACTGTTGATGAACTCCTGTATGTAGAAATCTCTATCACTAAGTGAAGTTGATCCATATATCTTTCTGGACTGCTGCCGGAAAGCAAGGTGTAAGCTGTCCACCACTGAAGTGTGGTATGCAAACACAACCAACTTTTCCACCTCTTCCAACTTGTTCTTTATCCACTCAATACAACTGGCTTCTTTGTACTTGTATGCACTGTTCTTTAGTGACTCCACTCTTTCCCTAAGTTCTCTGGCCCCCATGCCCGGATTTAGTATGTCCTGCCAATCTTCCATGTACTTGGTCTCAATGGACAGTGGGACTACAGTTCTGGTTCTCACAGGAAGTTCTTTCAGCACATCTTCTTTGGTTCTACGTATCATCAGGGGTTGCACTTTAGAATACAGCTCCTCTACATTGCTACAGCCGTCATACACCAGTGAAAACCCATTGTGCCGGGGCTTGCAGTACCTATTCAGGAACTTCCACTCATCGGGGAAACTAATAGGATCTATCATATTGAGGACTGTAAAGAATTGAGCTGGCCTTTTCTTAATTGGTGTGCCCGACATTGCTATGAAATCTGCTCTGGTCTTTTTGACAATAGCTCTCATAGCCTTAGACCTTTTAGAACTTGATTTGGACAAAGCGGTTATTTCATCGGCTATCACAATCTGAATGTGCTCATCAATAAGTATCTGTTTCCATGCGTCCAAGATGTCATAGTTAATTATATAAACTGGATAGCTATCGGTCAGTACAGGAGTTTTTCCATATAATATCTTGATGTCCTCTTTAAACACCCACCTAGGGTATTCTCTTTCCCACTGCTTTTTAATAGGTGCATTGACAACAATCAAGACAGGTCTTTTCTCTGGGTGTAGCTTTACATAAGAAAGTGATTCTGCTGTCTTTCCACAGTTATGCACCACTACTCCATAAGCCACAAAGTTTCTATGAGGGTTTCTCATTATGATGTCATAACACTCAGACTTTCCATCTGGAGTAATTGAGACAATCTCATCCCAGACAACTATATTTATCCTTATCTCTGCATTGATAGCTATGTAATGCAGAGGTAGTCCATCATTAAGACTGCCTATGGGTTCCCAACCTTTGAATGTTCTAACCTCGTGGTCTGCTGTGAGTCTTACCCTGTAACCTTTTTTAGTGACCACAAGCACGGTTTCTTTTGTACCACTACAGACTATTCTATTGAAGCTATTAAAAGTAAAACAGAACTTGGTCTCATTCATGCTTCTGATTTTAAAAGGTTGTAGAAACTGATAGTGATAGGCTTGCTCAAGACTTATTCTTCTGATCTCCCCAGTGCTATCTTTTATAGTAATGGGCATGGTGCCACACACACATCCCATCTGGTCTGCTATCAGTGCATTACCCTTTCTCCACTCCAGAAACTTCACACACTCAATCTGATATGCTCTGAGAGTAGGGAACAAGGTCTCATCTATGGGCACAGGCATGTACTGGGATCTATAATCAGTCTTTGGGAAGTTGTAGGTCTTGGTTTTGTCCAGACCAATGATCTTAAACCCATGTGCTCTGAGCTTGTCCTCCACCTCTTTGGTATGAGGTACTTTCCATAGCATAGACTTGCCATCAAAGGTTCGGTTAGGCAATGCTTTCACAAAAGCCAAGCACTCTCCCCACTCGTTGCCGGGTAGGTACTTGAACTTTATGTTGAAAATGCCCTTGCTAAAGACTGCTTCTTTTATTGGCATTGCTCGATGAGTTGAATTACTTTGTGCAGTTTCTCAGACATCTGGGGTGCTGTGGTTCCCCTGAAGTGACACAGCACAAGATTCTTGTAGATCTCTGCTATGCCCTGATTGGGTTCCTGCCGGACCAAGTCAAATATCTTAGACATAGTCTCTCTGGCCTCACTTGCGCTTGCACAGCTAACATCGGGTAGATTGTTTACCCTTGCCAATTCTCTCTTGCAGTACCAATGTGCTTTCTTCAGGTCCTCTACTCCGTTCTTCAGAGTGTACCTGAACACATACTTGAACGCATTGCCTAGGTTGAAGTTTAACTGCTCTACGATGTCTATGCACTCCACACCTGATGGATGTGAGGTGTAGTGGGTGGGATGGTTTACGTTGTCAGCCATTGCATGTCTCCTTTACATTGTTTCCAAATATCTCTGGGTTCATGGTCACATCCTTGTGCTCTTGCTCCGATGCTCTGATTACAGACTTCATCCTTTCCATTCTCATGTCAGGTCTTTCTTTCATTTCCTCCGGTACATCTACCATAATCATGCCTGATGTGATCTTTGGGACATCAATCTTTGTTCCTTCGTCCTGCACAAAAGCTGAAACAGTAGTGCTTCCCGGAAGTGATTTCACTGCTATTCTTGTGTTCTCTGGGTTGCCATCAAGAAACACACTTCCTCCCCTTAAGACATTTAACTTCTTAACTCTTGTCTTCATTTTGTCCCTGCCCTGCTTGAGCACAGTGACTATTGTTAAATACCTCACAGACCCATTGTCCACCAGTGGGTAGCTCTTGGTCTGCACTTTGGCCCTGTACCTGCTGGAGATAGCACTAATCCACTTGGAAAGCATGATCTTGTCGTCATAGCTGTTTATAAAAGCAGCTTCAAAGCCTTGTGGCTTGTGTACCAAGTCCTTGACTCTTGTGCCCTCTATGGACACATACTTTTTCTGCATCTCAAACAGTCCCGAATTATACTCCACAAATAGATCCTGTTTTAGTTCTCTCCACTGTTTCTTAATCCAATTAAACACTCTCTTCCTCCTTTGTTGGGCCTATGTGCCAGTCACAATCGCTGTGATAGGAACAGTTCTCATTACACTTTGATTTGTACCCAAACTCACAGCTGAGTACACAGTCAGCTTCTCCTCCACATGGAGCAAGGTCTCCTATCTCACAAGCACATTCACCGGGGCAGAACAAGCCATCATAGCCGTTGTCTCTGGCATGTTTCTCAATTAGTTCTCGTATGTTCACTTTTCCTCCTCTACGGAAACACTTACATCTTCAGCTCCACTTTCTGAGTTGTCATCTGCTAATCTCTGCCCATACCTCTCTGCCTGTTCCTTGTTGGTACAGTTAATTGATCTGGTCAACGATGTTCTGTATGATACGGTTACAGTGAACTTTTTCAAAGGATCATCCATTGCCTTCCTCCTTTTCAATAATTTTCTTAATCATTGGCTGTAAAGGAGTACCACCATTGCTGCCATCAATATACTTTCTGGGTACTCCTACAGCTTGTGCTAAATTATCTACCATGTTGTCAGCCTGTGCTTCCCGGAGAACTTCTCTTATATTTCTCCCATCTATGTCCAGACCGATGCTTGACCACCCTAGAGCACGGTCCCTTGCGAAAATCTCTACCCTGCTGACATCACCAAACAGCTTCTCAATGTCTTCCCTGAACTTCTTAGGCTTCTCTGAGTGCTTCAGTCTGGGATGAAGCTGTGTATTGGGTATTCCCTTGTGTACTCGCTTAACCCCTTTTCCCTTTCTTGCCATAAGACATACCTCTGCATTGCTGCGACTACCAGCAGCTCCCATGCCCATAAAAATACTGCCATCTTTGTTTGTCTTGACCCAGGTAAACCCCCCAGTTACATACTTGAAGCCCCAACACTTGATCAGCTCCAGTGCATTGTTTAGCATGGGGAAAGTTGCCCACATAAATATAACACTGTCCTTCTCTGTCAGTATGCCCATAGGAAGCCTTCTGAGGTCTTCCATTGAGAGACAGGGGTATTGGAACTCACAACCCCTTTTGCCAGCTCTGGCCTTGTCCCTGTAGAGCCAGGGCACATCAATTAGTATTACTTTGTATTTCTTCACAAACTATCCCTTAATTACACCCAATGGAGTTAATTCTTCAACAATTTCTACAAGGTCTCTTTGATTATACATTACTTCATAAATATCCTTATAGGCTCCAGCAGCTTCATCAAGATCTGCTATGTTTCTGATACCATGAATAATTCCCTGATCATCAAGTATTTTCTTTTCAGTTTCTAAATCAAGTTCTCTGGACGCTTGCTTTCTACCCATCTTTCTTCCGGCCCCATGGGAACATGACATAAAAGAATCAGGATTACCTAGACCTCTTACTATGTAGCTCTTAGTACCCTGACTTCCCGGTATAATCCCGATCTCCCCAATTTTTGCAGAGGTGGCTCCTTTCCGGTGAACAATAACATTTTGGTCAAAGTGGTGCTCCCAGGCTGCATAGTTGTGATGAATATTTATGATTTCCTCAAAGTCAGCACCAGGAATTACATTTTCAAAAACACCCTTGATCCTGTCAATCATGTTGAATCTATTTTCTCTGGCAAACTCAAGAGCGTAATTCATAGCTTCCATATACTCTTTTGCTTCTTGGGTTTCGATTGGGAGAAAAGCAAGTTCTTCATCTGGAAGCTGAGAGTACCATTGCTTGCAAAAATGCAACGCTTTTTTGTGGTACTCCGATGCAATCTTCAGCCCAAAGTTTCTACTGCCGGAGTGAATCATAATCCACACAAGTCCATCCCTGTCTTTCTGTACTTCAATAAAATGATTCCCACCACCTAGGGTTCCAAGTTGTTTTCTTGCTGAACTTAACTGTTGATCTATTACACCAATAGAAATAGGAGCGTCATCAAATCCACTCCACTCCTGTTCTTTTTCGTGATGTTTAAATCCAACAGGAATGGAGTTTCTTATCTCACCCATGATAGTTTTAAGAGTTTCCTTTTCGATACCATACACATTAGTTTTTACAGCACACATGCCACAGCCAATGTCTACACCTACAGCATTTGGCACAACCACACCTTTAGTAGCTAAAACACCCCCAATAGGCATACCATAGCCTTGATGTGAGTCTGGCATTACTGCAAAATGCTTGAATATGAAAGGCAGATTGGCCACATTCTTAGCTTGCCCCAACGCTCCATCTTCAATGTCATTTAACCACATTTTTATTGGTACTTTCTCAGTGCTTATGATTTTCATATTGTCCTCACTATTCCCAACATTGGGTTTTTCTTCAGTTCTCTGAATTTCCTATTAGCCAATCCATCTTGACTGTACTCCCACGCCCACTTCTTTTCCTTGAAGTCCTCTTTCACCGGATAGCTGCTGCCGTTCTTCAGGAATACATGAAAGGCTACTGCTCTGGTGTCCTTGTACACCACAAACATGTACCCTGCTTCGCTTTCATGTAACTTTTTGTGCTGGAGATTGTGAAAAGTAAAGTTGCTCTGCATGTTCTTTTCCTTTTTTGGTCAGTACGTGTGTTCTGTCTGCCCTGCAAGTGAACAGCCCTTGCCGGAAGAACTCCCAGTAACAGGCCATGTCCACGTTGTTTACAAGAGTATTATACATTATTTTCTCGTTTTTCAGAAATAAATCTTTGATGCTGCTAAACTTTTTTAGTTTCTGTTCTCTCATTTCTCCTAGCCTTGGCTACGCACACTGGGCAGCCGTTGGGGTTCTGTTCTTTATAAAATTCTATTCTGGGATGATTCTCTGCACAGCTTACAAGTGTTGCCTGATTTGTTTTCATCTTTCACCTGTTAGATAAGCCCTGAACCTTGTTCCGGGAAAATGCCTTTCTACACAGCAGGAGCAAATGGAACCCAAAAACTCTCCCTGGCCCTTCCGGTTTGTACAGCCCTTTACAACACACTCCAAAGGATCACTCACCCCAAGGTAGTTATTGACAAGGTTTGCAATCATCTTTTTCTGTTCACACACAAAAGTATTGGTTTCATCATCCCAGTTCTTCAGGAGCAAGAACTCTTCCCCTACTGCTGTGATGATTCCTTTCCTACCTGCTATCTCATAGGGAGTGTTGCACAATCTCTG